CTAACGCGACTGCGGGCACTGACTATGTAGCTCCCGGCACGGCAACAACCTTTACAGCTACACAAACTTTTACAGGTACATCATCCGCTCAGGCTATTGTCTTAAACGATGCGGCTGAGGTTGCCACGATATCAGCTACAGCAGCTACTGGCACAATTAACTACGACATCACCACTCAGTCAGTCTTATATTACACGAGTAACGCAAGTGCTAACTGGACGGTTAACTTTAGAGCCTCATCAGGTACATCGTTGAATACGTTGATGTCTACAGGTCAGTCAATGACTGTGGCTTTCTTGGTGACCCAAGGCGCAACTGCTTACTACAACAGCGCGGTTCAAGTGGACGGAGCATCCGTTACGCCCAAATACCAAGGCGGTACGGCATATGCGGCGGGTAACGCAAGCAGTGTTGATGTGTATATGTATACGATCATTAAAACGGGCAGCGCGGCTTTTACCGTGTTTACTTCACAAACCAAATTTGCTTAAAGGATAACCATGCCATTAGTACAAACTAGAGGTGCGGCATCTGCTCAAGGGTTTGGTGAGTTTGCACAGGCTTCTGGCCCCCCCGTATACATTGAGGATATGTTCTCTTGCTTTTTGTACACGGGTACAGGCGCAACACGAACTATCACAAATAACATTGACTTGTCTACTAAGGGTGGATTGGTTTGGATTAAAAATAGAGATACGGCTGGGTATTCCAATTTATTAATTGATACGGTTAGGGGTGCACCAAATGCACTAGTTTCAAATCTAACTGACCCTCAAACCTCAGCAACATACGGATTAACAGCATTTACCACATCTGGATTTACTTTAGGTACGGCTGTTGCAAGTGATATTGAATACAATGCATTAAATAAAACATTTGTCTCATGGACATTCCGAGAGCAGCCTAAGTTTTTTGATGTTGTGACGTATACGGGGAATGGTACAGCGGGGCGCACTGTTGCACATAATCTTGGTTCTGTTCCGGGTTGTATTATTATTAAAGCTTTTTCAGGAACTGGAGCAGGGTCTGAAGGGTGGCGTGTTTATCACAGGTCACAAGGTGCTACAAAATATGCAATGCTTCAATCAACCAATGCTTTTGCAACAGCTTCATCTGTTTGGAATGATACAGAACCTACATCAGCTAATTTCACAGTTGGAACTGATACGGGTGCAAATGGCAGTGGTCTTACTTTTGTGGCATATATCTTCGCCCATGACGCAGGGGGCTTTGGCCTGACGGGTACAGACAATGTGATTAGCTGTGGGTCGTTTACTACTGATGGAAGTGGTAATGCAACTGTAAGCCTTGGGTATGAGCCCCAGTTTGTACTCTATAAAAAAGCAAGCACTACAGGTCAATGGTATATCGAAGACACGATGCGTGGTCTGTATGGGACATCAACACAAGGGACTACTTTAATTGCGAACTTATCAAGTGCAGAAAGTGCGGGTAACGGCTCTCTTCAGCTAACTTCAACTGGATTCACTGTTAATCCATTAGGTAATCTAGGAACAAGTACGACTTCTATCTACATAGCCATACGCCGTGGCCCGATGAAAGTGCCTACTACGGGTACGAGTGTGTTTAGTCCTGTTACATATTCGGGTAATAACTCAAATAATCGAGTTATAGACACGACGATAACGCCTGATCTAATCATAGATATGCGTAGAGACAACGTCATGAATAAATATTTTCTTGACCGATTAAGAGGTAACGGTCGGCTTTATTCAGACCTTGCAAACGCCGAATCGTCAAACACTGCACAGTTTCCAACAAACACGTTCAACGTAAACCAAACAGGCATTACTGTAAGTGCCGACGAAGTAAACGCAAGCGGCAGAACGTTTGTGATTGAGGCATTTAGACGAGCCCCATCGTTTTTTGATGAGGTTTGCTATACAGGGACTGGAGTTGCTGGTCTTACAGTGGCGCATAATTTAACGGTAGTACCTGAGCTGATGATTGTAAAAGGTCGTAGCATTGCTGAGGAGTGGAATGTTTATTTTGGTAATAATACAAATTATTTAAAATTAAACAGCAATGATGTAGCACAAACCGCCACAACAAGGTGGAATGATACAAGTCCTACTTCTTCTGTTTTTTCACTCGGTACATCTAATTGGGTAAATGGTTCTGGCTCTACATATGTAGCCTACCTGTTTGCAACCTGCGCTGGTGTTTCCAAAGTAGGCTCATACGCAGGCACTGGGGCAACCCAAACAATCAACTGCGGCTTTGGTGCTGGTGGTGCAAGGTTTGTGCTAATAAAGCGCACTGACTCTACTGGTGATTGGTATGTATGGGATTCAGCAAGGGGCATGATAAGCGGTACAGACCCATCATTGTTGTTGAACTCTACTGCGGCTGAAGTTAACGCAAATAGCGTTTATGCAATTTCAACTGGATTTCAAATCGTATCAACAGCCGCAGGAATTAACTCTAGTGCAAGTGGCGCAAACTACATCTTCTTGGCAATCGCATAAGGAACAATCATGCAAATCAGAATCCAGTCAACAGGCGCAGTAATGTACGAATCAGAATTTCGTGCGTATCAAAAAGCCAATGGTGGCCCATCATGGGAGACAACAACAGATGAAGTCCTAGACAGCTTGGGTGCTGATGTAGTCTTTGAAGGCCCCCAAGCCTTTGGCGGCACTGTCTATCAATACTCTCAGGCCGCTGGTGTGGAGCAGGTTGACGGTAAGTGGTACACCAAGTACGTTCTTGGCCCTGTCTTCACAGACACCCCTGCAACAGACACAACCCCTGCTAAGACTGCGGCTGAACAAGAAGCCGCTTACAAAGCCACCAAAGACGCAGAGCAGGCTAAATCTATACGCGACTCACGTACAGAAAAGCTAAAAGACAGCGACTGGACACAGCTTGCCGACAGCACTGTTGATAAGGCTGCATGGGCTACTTACCGTACTGCCTTGCGTGATGTGCCTACACAAGCTGGGTTCCCTTGGACTATTGACTGGCCTGAGGCTCCATAATGAATTGGGCCGACGTACTCAAGGCGGTCATACCCATCATCGTGGCGTCGTTGGCTTGGCTCTTAGGTCAGGTCAATGACTTCTCTACACGCTTGACGCGAATTGAAGGGGCTATGCCTGCCTTGATTACCAAGGAAGGCGTCCCAACGGACAGCCCAATTTCTGCGGAACGCCGAGCCATGATGAAAGAAAACCTGATGCTGCATATAAACGAGTTGCAGGTCAAAGTCAGGCTGCTTGAAGAGCGCGAAAAGATGGGTAAAAAATAATGTGGATCCGCTTAGCATCCTCTTTGCAGCTAACGCTTGCGTTGCCGCTATTAAGCAGGGGTGCAAACTCTATAAAGACGCTAAAACGTCTTTCATGGAGATCAAGAAAACGGTCGATGAAGTTGCTTCAGATGTCAAGGCAGTCAGAGGATTCTGGGCAAAGCTCTTCGGAGCAGCGCCCACCTCAAGCCCCAAGCCTGTGGCGAAAAAGAAAGAAGCCTACGTTGCCGTCAACGAAACCCAAGTCATGGCGGATATCGTTACTCAGCTTTCGACGTTCTTTAAGCTGCAAGAACAGCTTGCTGACCACATAAGGGAAGAGGAAGAAAAGAGCAAAAACGTCTACGACCCCGACGCTAACCTGATGGAAGCCGCCCTAAAACGGGTGATGGCTCAAGACCAGATGGCGCTGTTGGAGACGGAGATAAGAGAGGCGATGGTATATGGCGCTCCAAAAGAAATGGGAGCCTTGTACTCAAAAGTGTTTGATATGCGGGATGTCATCAAGATAGAGCAGGACAAGGCAAGGAAGAAACGGGATGATGAGTCATGGCAACGCAAAGAGGAGGAGCGGCTCCTAAAAGAAAGGCAGGCGTATCATTTGGCGACTATCCTATTCCTCCTATATATGTGGTTGCTCCTCGGCCTCTTGCACAGGATTGGGAGATAGTTGTGGGTTGGATTGCCGCTTGTTTGCTTGTAGTTCTGCTGCTTCCGCTCCTTGGGATGTTGTATATGGATGTCCTTGAAGCCAAGCATGATGCCAAGGTGCAGATTGAAAAGATGGAAAAACTGCGTAGAGAACTTGAAAAGGAAAGAAGAGATGATTCCAATAGTCGCATCCCTCCTCGGTAGCCTAGCCGAAAACGGTCTTACCTTGCTTTCTAGCGCCATCCAAGCCAAGGGCAAAGAGGTGGTAGAGAAAACTCTTGGCGTAAAGATACCCGACAACCCAACCGCAGAAGATGTCAGCAACTTGCGTCAGCTTCAGTTTGAGCATGAAGAAAAGCTCCTTGAATTGGGTATTGAGAAGGCCAAGCTGGAGCTAGCCGAGCTAGAAATGTTTGCCAAAGCTGCGCAGAACGAAGACGACAACGTCACAGATCGCTGGAAATCGGACATGAATAGCGATTCTTGGCTGTCCAAGAACATCCGCCCCATGAGCCTGATTGCCATTTTTCTAGGCTACTTCTTGTTTGCCATGATGTCTGCCTATGGCTACAACGCCAATGAGTCCTATGTCACCTTGCTGGGTAACTGGGGGATGCTGATTATGGGCGCTTACTTTGGCGGCAGAACCATTGAGAAACTAGCAGACATGAAAGGCAAAAAATGAGTTTAAGCACCGAACAAGCTGCATTTTTGCTGGACATGTGTAAGCTAATCCAGTACGCTACAGATCAAGGATTCGTGGTGACCGGCGGGGAACTTGCTCGTACGCCCGAACAGCAAGCCATTTATTTTAAGACGGGGCGTTCCAAGACCATGAATTCCATCCATCTAAAGCGCTGTGCCGTAGACCTGAACTTCTTTAAGGATGGCAAAATCATTTGGGACAAGGCAATCCTTGCTCCACTAGGCGCGTATTGGGAGTCCCTGTATCACAAGAACCGTTGGGGTGGCAACTTCAAGTCTCTGGTGGATTGCCCCCACTTTGAACGCAACGTTGGTTAAAAATGCCACTTTCCAAGATCCTATTTAAACCGGGTGTCAACAAAGAAAACACACGGTACACAACCGAAGGGGGTTGGTACGAAGTTGACAAGGTACGCTTTCGCCAAGGCAGTCCGGAAGTTATTGGTGGCTGGCAACCGTTTTCTGCCGCTACGTTCCAAGGCGTATGCCGGTCTTTATGGAATTGGATAACGCTTGGCGGCAATAATCTAATTGGCGTTGGCACAAACCTTAAGTTTTATATCAATCAAGGTGGTCTTTACTACGACATCACGCCTATCCGTGCAACTTCCACAATCAACAACAACCCGTTTGTAGCTACAAATGGCTCTACCACAATCACAGTAACAGATACAAATCATGGCGCACTGACAGGAGATTTTGTTACGTTCAGTGGCGCTGTTGGCCTTGGCGGGAATATTACGGCTACGGTATTAAATGCGCAGTATCAAGTAACAGTCCTTACTGCAAACACATACACATTTACAGCAACAGCTACGGCAAACGCAACGGATGCTTCTGGTTCTCCCGGCGGCGGTGCTTCTGTTGTAGCTACATATCAAATTGGTGTTGGCCCTGCCATTCCTACCCCCCTTGTAGGTTGGGGCGCTGGTAGTTGGGGTGAATCGGGAACAACGTGGGGCAATGGCGGTACATCTACATCAGCACTTCGCTTGTGGAACCAAGTTAACTATGGCCAAGATTTAGTGTATGGCCCCCGCACCGGCGGTATTTACTATTGGAAAGCAAACGACACTGTAACTACCCGTGGTGTATTACTCAATACGCTTGGCGGCACAGTATCTTTTACAAACGCTTCTCCTACAGTTGTTACTTCAACTATTCTCTATAACGAAGGTGCTGCGCTTCAATTCTCTGGCGGCTCACTGCCAATCGGCGTGTCTGCGGCAACTACGTACTATGTGTTTGCAGTGGAGGGCTTAACATTTAACATAGTAGATGTCTCAGGTAACGTAATCAATACATCTAGTTCAGGCACAGGCGCAGTATCCTTAATCGTGGATGTGCCTACAGTTCAGAACAACATCACGGCGTCCGACACTTCGCGTTTTATAATTACGTTCGGTTGTAATGACTACGGCTCAAACGTGCTAGACCCCATGTTAATTCGCTGGTCAGCGCAAGACGATATCTATAACTGGACGCCGTCGATTACAAACCAAGCGGGTAGCATTCGTATATCTCATGGCTCAGAAATTGTAGGTATTGTGCAAACTCGTCAAGAGATTGTGGTGTTTACCGACTCGGCTATATATTCACTCCAGTATCTTGGCCCTCCTTACGTTTGGGTGCCACAACTTCTTGGTGACAACATCTCTATCATGAGTCCTAACGCGGCTGTGATTGCTTCAGGCATTGTGTACTGGATGGGCGTTGATAAGTTCTATATGTACGATGGTCGCGTGCAAACGCTTAAATGCGATCTGCGCCGCCATGTGTTTGGTGACCTTAACCAAGAGCAAGGACTGCAAGTGTTTGCAGGAACAAGCGAAGGTTTCAATGAGGTCTGGTGGTTCTACTGCTCGGCTAATAGTACTGCGGTGGACAAATACGTTATCTACAACTACCTTGAAAATATCTGGTACTACGGCACTATGTCACGTACAGCGTGGTTGGATTCTGGGTTACAGGATGTTCCTATTGCAGCAAACTACGTCACTGCTACGCTCACGGGTAACTTGATAAACCATGAAACAGGTTTGAATGACAACACAACCGGCACTGCCGTTGCAATTGATGCTTACATTGGCTCGTCTGAGTTTGATATTGGTGATGGCCATAACTTTGGTTTTGTGTGGCGCGTTTTACCGGACTTGACTTTTGAGAATGCTGAGAACACTCCTGCTGGCGCTGTGCCGTCGGTGTCAATGACCTTACAGGGGCTGACCAATTCAGGCTCTGGGGTTACAAGTACAGCTTCACAGCCCGTGGCTAAAGGTAGCACATACGTCATTACCGAAGAGTTTACAGGCCAGATATTTACGCGTATGTGCTAC